CGGGATTCTGGTGGCGTGTTGAGGGGTTTGGTTGGTGGGTCAACATCTACAAGGGTGCGAATAGGTTTCGCTCACGATCTAAAACCGCATGCGGAAGTCGTGACACCTGAGTTCGATTCTCAGCGCATCCACTTGTCTAGTCGTCACTAGACAAAAGCCTGGTAACTGTACCTGCGGGAGGTTACTGGCAACGCTTGTTAGCTCAGAGAGAGCGGACCACATAAGCCGGTCAGGACTAGGCGCAACTCCTAGACAAGCACAAGCGCCCGCCCAAGCCTCTCAACGATGCGCACCTGGCTCACCTAGTGAGGGTTGTTCTAGACGACAGCGGGCTTCTTACTTTCACTTACTGCCCTAAGTGATAACCCTGAATGCTTCGGCTATCAGTTAGCACGCATCAAAGTCCTCGCGTGTGGAATGAGGCACCTTTTCACAGAAGTACCTTGCCGAAAGAAAGAAAAAGATTATGGCTGACGAAACCGTAGCAACCCCAGCACCAAAGACTCCAGCAGCACCTAAGTGCCCATGTGGTGAAGGCTACTGCCAGAACTGTGGCTCCTTCACCGAGCCTCAGTAATACATGCCCCGCGCACATAGGTCTGCAACAAGGTCGGCTGCGCAGAAATAGCAGACACCACAGGCAACTACTGCGAAGCACACAAACTCCCCACCTGGCAGAAGACAACACAACGCCACAACATTCCAGGCTGGAAAAGGATAAGGCTCCACATCCTGCACAGGGACAACAACACCTGCCAACACTGCGGCCAACCAGCCACCGAAGTAGACCACATCGTGCCCCTCTCACAAGGAGGCACCTCAAAGCCTGCCAACCTGCAAGCCCTCTGCACCAAGTGCAACGCCACAAAGAACCACCTCCAACGCCGAACCCAAACCAAAGGGTAGGGGGAGGAAGCCCAACGAAAACCCACGGCAACCGTGAGGGGGCTGGCTCTGTCCAGTCAGTCAGGTTCAAACCTTTCAACAATGCTTCGTGATGAAGCCCAAAGCCTCGTGATGAGGTGAGGAGAACACTATGCCTTCTGGTGGCGCTCGTGCGCGTTCTGGCCCTGCGCCTGACCCTAATGCTTTGCGTCGTGACCGTAAGGACGATGCCGGCTGGACTGTTCTCCCTGCTGAGGGTCGTAAGGGTAAGGCTCCTAGTTTTCCGTTGATTGACCCTAGCCCGCGTGAACTGCAGTTGTGGGTTGCGTTGTGGAAGAAGCCTGTCGCTCTTCTCTGGGAGAAGAATCAGCAGGAACTTGCTGTGGCTTTTCATGTGCGCACGATGGTTGAGGCTGAACGAGCTGACGCCCAGGCGAACCTCAGGACTCTGGTCCGTCAGCAGGCTGGCGAACTACTGCTAACGATCCCTGCCATGTATTCGGCTCGTGTTCGTATCGCTGAGGATGAAGTCGCTGTGAAGCGTGCCGAGGCTGCGTCTCCTGTGCGTGTTAGTGCCCGCGACCGTCTCAAGGCGGTGAAGGGTGCGTGAACAGCGTGAGTCTAGCGTTTTGGCTGTTGCTCTTGACTGGATTACTGCTCACTGTGTCATTCCTGACGGGTTCGAGCGGGGTCGCCCTCTAGAACTCTACGACTACCAGTTTGAGTTCTTTTCAAACTTCTACCTGGTGCGCGGTGACGCGGAGTGGGTGGCAGAGAAGCCGGTTCTTGGTCCGGCGTTCGTCTATCGACGTGGATTGTTGGTTGGCCCACAGAAGCTCGGCAAAGGTCCTATGACCGCCGCTCACATCTGTCTTGAAGCAGTGGGTCCAGCCCTATTCGCAGGATGGGCGTCTGGCGGTGAGGTTTACGACTGCCGCGACCATGGCTGTTTGTGTGGCTTCGTTTACGAGTATGAGCCTGGCGAACCTATGGGAATGCCTTGGGCTACACCGCTGATTCAGATCACTGCGATTTCTGAGGAGCAGACGGACAACATTTACGGCGCTTTGCGTCCGATGATTGAGTTCGGTCCTTTGAACGACGTGATTCCGAAGACGGGTGAAGAGTTCATTCGCCTCCCTGGTGGTGGCCGTATTGACACTGTGACTTCTAGCGCGATGTCGCGTCTTGGTCAGCGTGTGACTTTCGTTCCTCAGGATGAGTGCGGTTTGTGGACTCAGACGAACGGCATGACTAAGGTCGCTGACACTCAGTATCGCGGTTTGGCTGGTATGGGTGGGCGTGCGTCTATCACTACTAACGCTTGGAACCCTGCCGAAGGTTCGGTTGCCCAGCAAATGTTTGAATCATCGGCGAAAGACATTTACCGCCAGTTCAAGCAGCCACCGAGCAACCTCAGTTACAAGAACAAGGTTGAGCGTCGCAAGATTCACCAGATTGTGTACGGCGAAGCCTTGAAGCAGAACGGTGGCCACGTCGACTTAGACGCCATCGAAGCTGAGGCTTACGACTTGCTGGAGCGTGACCCTTCCCAGGCGGAACGCTTCTTCGGTAACCGAATCGTTGTTGCTTCGGATGCTTGGCTTGACCCTCTGGTCTGGGATGAGCGCGTCGACACTGACAGCCCTTTGAAGAAGGGTGACCGCATCGCTATCGGTTTCGATGGTTCGTTGCGTGACGACTCGACTGCTCTGGTTGGTTGCCGCATCGAGGACGGCAAACTGTTCGTTCTCGGCTTGTGGGAGTCACCTGATGAACCTGATGTGGACTGGGAAGTCCCTGTCGGTGAGGTTGACGCAAGAGTCGCGTGGGCTTTCAAGGAATACAACGTTGAACGCATGTATTGCGACCCTGCGTATTGGCAGGACATTGTTGGTCGCTGGGCTTCACAGTTCGGCGACAAGAAGGTTTTTGAGTGGTGGACTAACCGCGAACGTGCGATGGTCGCCGCTTTAGAGCGGTTCCACACTGCAGCCATCACTGGCCAGTTGACGCATGATGGCGATGAGCGATTGAGCCGGCACCTCGGTAACGCTCGTAAGAAGGAAACTCGGTCGGGTGTTGTGATCCGTAAGGACCGCCCGAAGTCGCCCCGAAAGATTGACCTAGCGGTTTGCGCTGTTCTCGCTTATGAGGCTCGCGGAGACGTTATCCAGTCGGGCAAACAAAAGAAGAAGACAGCATTCGCAGGTTTTTAGGAGATTAGATGGCAGAGCAAGACGACAACCTGTCGCCTCTTGGCATGGTGAAGGTCCTGGAGCAGGAACTCGCTGGTCGTCAGGTTCTGTTGCAGCGTCTCCAGGACTACCACGACGGCAAGCACCGTCTAGCGTTCACTAGCCAGAAGTTCCGTGACGCTTTCGGCGGCATGTTTTCGGCGTTCGCTGACAACTGGATGCAGTTGGTTGTTGACGCTGTTGAGGAGCGCCTGAACGTTGAGGGTTTCCGCTTCGGTGAGAACCCTGCTTCGGATAAGGATGCTTGGCTGATTTGGCAGGCTAACGGCCTCGACGCTGAGTCGCAGCTCGCCCACAGTGAGGCTCTTATCAAGGGTGACTCCTACGCAATCGTGTGGGGTGACGACGAGGGCAACCCGAAGGTTTCTATCGAGTCGCCTCGTGACGTGGTTGTTGCGTTCGCTCCTGGTAACCGCAAGAAGCGTGTCGCCGCTCTGAAGCGTTGGCGTGACGACGACGGCTACCACTGCGTCTTGTTCACTCCTGACTTCGTGTACAAGTTCGATAAGGACGACCGCGACGTAAACGGCGACTGGAAGCCTTACATGACCACTACCGAGCCTTGGCCTTTGCCGAACCCGCTCGGTGTCGTGCCGGTAGTCCCTATCACTAACCGCGGCTCGCTGACCAGCAACTACGGCGTAAGCGAGTTCCTGAACGTTATCCCTCAGCAGGATGCAGTGAATAAGTTGGTTGCCGACCTGCTCATCGCTTCCGAGTACATCGCTTACCCTCAGCGTTACGTCACTGGCATGGAGATTCCGATTGACGAGGCTACTGGCCGTCCAATCGCTCCGTTCAACGTCTCGCTCGACAAGCTCTTGGTCGCTGAGGACCCTGCCGCAAAGTTCGGTTCGCTGACTGCTGGGGATCTACAGAACTACGTCACTGGTATTGAGACTCTGGTTCAGCACATCGCTTCCCAGACTCGCACACCGCCGCACTACTTCTACTTGAACGGCAACTTCCCTTCGGGTGACGCCATCAAGTCCGCTGAAACTGGCCTGGTTGCTAAGACCCGACGCAAGATGCGCTTCTTTGGCGAGTCTTGGGAAGAGGTTATGGCGCTGTGCTTTAAGGTATTAGGTGACCCTCGCGGAAACGTGTCGACTACCGAAACCGTGTGGGCTGACCCTGAGTACCGTTCCGAGGCCGAGCTTGCTGATGCGCTCGTGAAGCGTGCCAGCATCGGTGTACCTCGCCAGCAACTTAGGGAGGATGCCGGCTACTCGCAGACCCAGATT